CCAATTAAATTGATATAAGCATTTGATACCAATTATAAATAAAAAAATGGCAAGTAAAATCGAACAAGTAGTGAAGGTATTTGGCGAGAAGGTTAATTACGAAGAACAATATACATCAAAGGAGCTTGTTAAACTACTCGAAGAAGCTTATAAAGAAGTTAATAAGGGTAAGGGTTCAAGAGCAAAGAATGTTAGTGAAACTAAAAAAGAGCCAAGTGCTTATAATATTTTCATTAAAAATGAAATTGAAAAGATTAAAAAAGAAGGTGTTGAAGGAGTTGATCCAAAAGATTATATGAAAATTGCTGCTGCAAGATGGCAAGAGGCAAAAACAGCAGTAGCTACTAAAAATTAATTATAATATAAATAAATAAATGAAATTAAAACAACTATTTTTATTTGTATTATTTATAAATAGTTGTTATGGTTTTATGAATAGTAAAATACATTTAAAATCAATTTCAAATAAAAATAATAATTTTAATAAAATAATTAAAAGCGAACAATTTGATTTATTATTAAAGAATATATTATTTATTTATTTACCATTTTGGTATTTATATATAAAATCATTAACTGTTTATTATTCTCTTAATGATTTTTAATTATAATTTTTTTATTTTTATTCTTATTATCATATAAATGATAATAAAAAATGAAATATTTATTTGTTTAAATGTTTCATGAGCAAAATAATTTATAAAAATGATATTTCTGGATTAGAAAATATTAATGAAATTTATGAGAGTTCATTAATTAAAAAATGGATTAAATTAATTTCAATTGAAGAATATAATAGAAAAGATCATTTTATTCTAATAGCAAATATTTACATCTGGAAAAAAACAAGGAAATAAAAAAAGAAATACATTAATACAATTTATTCCAACAATTTCTACAAAAGTGTTTAACAAAAAAACTGAATGGTTATATTTACTTGTAATTAATGATATGATTGTTAAAATTGGCGGTACAAGAACAGGACTCAAAGGTAGAATTGCTTCTTATCTTTGTGGACATCATATAGAAGAAAGAGGTAAATCGGGTGATTGTTCTAAAACTAATGGTTTTATTTATAACACTTTTGAGTTTTATTTAAATTTAGGTTGTAAAATTCAAATGTATGGATATGAATTACCAAAAACAGAAATTACTATTGAAATATTTGGCAAAGAAACAAAAATAATAGCACAAACATATCATGCTTATGAAAGCACTTTTTTAGAAGATTATAAAAAAAATTATAATCAATATCCTATATTAAGTGATAATTGTGATCCAGATTACAAAGAATAGTTTTTATAAATTATCACAAATATATTCTATTTCTTCTTTTGTTATGTTAAAATAATTATATAATTCTTGATGATTTCCAGAATATTCTATGTTTGGAATAGGAAAACTTTGTAATATTCTTATATTATTAAAATTACCCCAACGACAAATGTTATTTAGAAATATATATAACGGATGTTGTAATATTTCTAAATATTTTTTTGCTTCTTCTAATGAAGAAGATATTATAAATACTATTGATTGTGTCATACCACAATTATCTATAAATACGCTATATTTGTCGGTTGTTGATATAAATATTTTATATCCTTCTTGAAATTTATGTGGTCTTGATGAATATACTGTTTGACTTGGTGTATGAATTAATTTATATTTAAATTCTTCTGTTTTTTCATCATTAATAAATTTGGCTTTTGTATATTTATGTAAATCACTACTTGTTTTAACTTCAAATTTTAGTAATGTTTTATTATCAATTGTTTTTGATAATATATTTTGAACAGTTTGATTATATAATAATGGTATATATTTTCGTTGTTTTGATATAACAGAACTAATATATTCTTTTTTCTTCCATATACCAGAAACATTAATATTTTTATAAAAAGCACAATTTTGAATTATATACCAAGTAAAACTTGAACCAATTTTTTTGAAATATTTTTTTGCTGTATGTATATCTAAATGAATTATTTGTAATGATGTAATTATTTCAATTAATATATTTCTATCAGCATAAGACATCCAATTGTCTGGTGTAATGAATAATAAATAACCATTTGGTTTTAGTTGTAATAATGCCTTTTCAATAAAATCTTTGATTAAATTATGATTTTTAGATGCTCTTTTGCCATTTTCTAAAAATTTTGCGTAAGGAGGATTAGCAACAATTAAATCATATTTTTATTATTACTAAATGTAATAAAATCATAATTACTTATTTGTAATTTGTATTTTTCACAACAAAATACATTACGCACATTTTCTAATCTATTTTCATTAATATCATTAAATTCTAATATTTCTTCTAATATCGTTTGTTTATTGTGGTATTTTAACAATTCAAATATTATAGGTATACTAAAATTTCCATTACCACAACAAGGATCTAATATAGATAAATCATTTTTACTCCATAATTCGTTGGGAATCTTACTTATCATTTCACTTATACAATCAATAGGTGTTGGTTCATCATTACTTGATTTATACGTGCTTTTATCTATATTTAATGTTTCATCATAATATTTTTTTAATTCATTAAATGTAGATGTATCTATTGTTATTTTATTTTTGCTCATATTAATACATGGTGTTTTTTATTAATAATTTAAATCAATTTTTATTAATAATAATTATTTTTAGTTTTCTTAATATCATTTATATGATAATAAGAAATATAAAAAGAAATTTATAATTAAATATTTATTTGTTAATAATAAATAAATGGTGCTTTTACATTTAAAAACTGATAGTGTTGATAATATTGCTTTGGCAAAGTTTGATACTATATATAATCAAGCTTATATACAATTTTCAAATATTACTAATAATGAAACATTATATGCTGGTTTATCTAATAATAATTTAAAGATTTATAATAAAAATTATAGTGATGATGAAGGTTTAATTTATAATAATAATATTTTATCAATTCATACAATAAATACAAAATTTGTTAAAAATAATAATTTTACATTTTTTCCAAATAATTATACTTCTATGGGTAGTTATGATATAACAGGACATGGATATTCAGCATTTCCAACTGAACCATTTAAATGTTTTGATATGAATGACATAACTTATTGGCAATCTGTTTCTACATATAAACCTGATGGTTCAGCAATAACAGAAAATAATAATTTTAAGTTTGTTGATAGTTTTGGAGATTGGATTAAAATTAAATTTCCTTACGCTATTATTCCAATTGGTTTTACAATTAGTAGTGTTGGTAATATTAAAGACCCTGCTGGTTTTGATGTTTATGTTTCTGGTGATAATATAACATGGGTAAAAATTGCTGTAATATCAAATGCTAATTACAATAATACCTTTTATTTTACAAATAACAATAATTTTTATTTATATGTGACTATTGTTATAACAAAAATTATTTCAGATACGACTCTTAATACTTATCAATATTTTGAACTTAAATCATTACAAATATTAACAAAACCTATAATTAATTTTGATACAAATATTAAAATAAGTAATAATAATATTTATAATGTTGAAACAATAAGTGCTAAAAAACTTATTTTAAATGATATGCCTATTAGTTCTGGCACTGATATTAATAATGCTTTAATTGCTGCTGCTATTGACGCATTTAAACAACAATATAGTATTTATTGGCAAAATAGCAATAGTATTGGATATCCAGATATTAATGTTATAAATAAAATAGCTATTAATAAAACTACTGCCAATGCTACATTAGATGTTAATGGTGATATTATTTATACAAGTCGTATTGCTAATTTTAAATTAGAAATAACAACTATTAACCGAAGTTATAATTCTCCTTATATCTTTATTGGTGATATAAGGATTGACGATAGCACCATAAAAAGTTATTTTAAGATTTCATTATATTCATATGATGTAACTAAATATTATTTTCAAACAATTAATATTCACGGTTATACTTATATTGAAGGTAGCACAGTTTTTAAAGCATATTGGGATACAGTTTATGATACAACAAACGCAATTCAAAGAATAGTTGATGTTGTTTATATTTTAGATTTCAGTGTATCAAAACCATTAATTAAATTTTTTGTTAAATATAATGATTTACTTGATATTACTTATTCACAAGGTTTAAATCCAAATAGAGATTTTTTTACGAATATTATTTATATTGACCAATTTCATACTACTACAACAACAAATATTAAATTTTTACCAACAACTGTAATTGGAACTTTAAATCAAGCAAATTTTTATTTAGCAAGTAATATTAATTCAATTCAATTGAATGGTAATATAAATTATTCTTTTTCTAATGTTATTACAAACTTAAAAGCAACACAAATTAAAATTAATAATACTTCTATTAAAACAAGTAATCTTTTATTTTTAGATGATAATAATAATATTGCCGATAGTGGTATTTCATCTAATATTATTTCTGGACTGAAAAATATTAATTTATCAAGTAATAAAATTGTTTCTACTGATAATAAAGGTGCTTTAATAGCACTGGATGTTTCAAGTAATTTATTAATTAATTTAAATACAATTGCTAATACAACTTCTAATATAATTATTTCAAGTAATGGGTTTTTTGAACCATTTTACATTAATAAAAATAATTTAGATAATTTAAATAATATTAATATTACCAAAAACTCAATATTAATTATTAATAGCAATAATCAAATAAAAACAACTACTTCTGTTTCAATTGGCAATATTAGTAATGTTTTAAGTTTACACGATTTCTCTTATTCTAATAATTTTGTATTTTTTAATTCTAATATTAATACTATTGATATTAAAATTAACAGCAATATTTATATTAATAATGATATTACTATTAATAGACACACCAAATATAATAAATTAGCTATTAATAATAGAGAAATTGGCGAAGATATTTATAAAATAGCAATTAAATATCCTCCCAATAATTTAACACCATTTATTGATATTCTTGACGCGAGTGTTAATACGCGAGCATATACTATTACATATGGCAATAACTCTTTTTATAATATGTCTATTTTAGTCAATGACGATGATGATATAGAAAGCGATATATTTAAAAAACCTTATAATATGTTTTTTAAATATTCTAATAGATGTTGGCAAACTCAAAACAACTTTAAAGATTATAAAAGTTTAAATGATAATATTGGCGTATTTAGATATCTTGATGGAGATAATGATTATAGAACTAAATGTGGTGCTTATATTATTATCTCCTTAAATCAAAAATTTGTATTAAGTTCGTATGCTTTTTATGTTAATTATAGTGATATTATAAATACAATTCGAGATTTTAAAATATTTGGTTTTAATACTAATACTAATTTATGGACATTAATTGATAATAAAACAAATATTATTTTAAATAATAATCTATTAGCAAATGTTTTTAATATTAATAAAAATAATTATGAACTTTATAATAAATACGCAATTTGTATTTTAAATACTCATAATGAAGACGCAAGTAATCCTGCCTTTTGTATATTAAATTTTATTGAATTATTTGGTTTTACTCCATCAAATAGTAATATTTATAATATTAATAATTATACTATTAATAGTGAAAATAACACTACTTTACTTGGTTATAATAATATAGGTATTAGTAATTTGAATCCCAATGTGCCTTTAAGTATTGGTAATGATTTTTTTAATAATTCAGTAGATGGTTTAATAAACTTAAATCATCCTTCTATTATTACTTCAAATAATATCGAAAAACCAATTATTACTATTACTCGTCCTTCGAATCGTTTTTCAGGAATTAAAGCCATTCATTATTTAAATAGTTGGAATGAAAGCAATACCAATTATACCATTAAATTAACTCATAATAATAGTTCAAATGAAAAAGTTATTTTATCGTTAAATAGTGATGGTAAAATTGGCATTGGTAATCATCCAATTACTTCACATTCAAATAATGGATTAAGTATTTTTAATAATGGTTTAAGTTTATATAATAATTCTAATTATATTAATTTTCGAACTAATATTAATAATAATAATTATAATATTAATTTTCCAAATCAAATTGGAGAACCAAATACAACTTTTTTTATTGATAATGTTAGTAACAATACAGCCTTTTTAAATTGGTATAATCCACTTGATATTGTTGTTAAACAATCATATATAAAATTGGGCGATCAAAATGTTGAAACAAGAAATGATAATGGTATTGTTCTTCATGTGGCAGGTCATTGTTTTATAGGTAGCAATAACGTAACATCAAATGATATAGCAAGCGATTTTATTAAAAATAATATGTTAGTTGTTTCTGGTAGTATTTATACAACTACTGATATTTCAACTGATTCAGATATTAGTTATAAATATGATATTGAATTAATTAAAGATCCATTAGAAAAAATTAATAAAATTAACGGATATACATTTAATAGAAATGATGTTAATATTTATGATGATACACCAAATCAACGTTATACAGGATTAATAGCACAAGAAGTAATTAAAGTTATGCCAGAAGTAATAACTAAAAAACATGATGGTAAATTAAGAATAATATACGCAAATCTTGCTGGTCTATTTATTGAAGGTATTAAAAAACTTGACGATAATATGAATTATCTTAATTTAAAAATGAATGCTTCTATAATATATTTTTCATTTGGATTTTTATATTTATTTTTATATAAATAATTAATTACAACAAAAACGCATAATATTATATTTATTACAATCATTTTCGATTTCTATTAAGTTAATTTGTAAATCAACTATTTTTTGTTTTTGCTTTCGAATTATATTTAAGGCAGTAATCAAACTTTTATAATAATCTTTTTTTATTTTTAATATATCATCATTTAATATAATTGACGATGACGACGAAGTTAATAATTCTATACTAATATTATTTACTTTTTCTTCTAATATTAGTATATTTTTTTCGTCTTCTTCTTCCATAATTTAAAATTATATTATTTATTTATTATTAAGTTGATGATACTACGATTATTATTAGCAGTAATAATAATCGTTTTTTATTATTATCAAAAATTTTTATTTATAAAAAAAAATAAAATTATTAAATATTTTTGTAATCGTAAATCGAAACAATTAATAAATATTATTTTATTAATCGGTAAAAATAAAAAACTTATTAATAAATATATAAAAATTATTGCTATTTTATATAATAAACAAATTTTTAAATGCGATTTACATAAATTATATAATACAAATGATATCAAAGAATTATTTTTTCATAAAAATATTATTAATTTTAATAATAAGTTTTATTGTATTAACATTAATAAACGAATTTATGTTTTTAATCATAATACCTTCAAAGATTATAATGAATATATAAATGAACTTACAAATATTCTATTCTTATTAAATGATTTTAATAAGAATAAAAAATTAATATTAATTTTTATTATCAATAATTATAATCATAATCATTATAATCATATTTATAAATTTAATTATATTGATAATTTTATAAATAATTTACAAATATATATTAATAAATATCATTATAATTGTATTAAATATAATTATAAAAATAAAGTTAAATGTTTTTATTATTAGAAAAAATGATTTAAATATTTGAGTATTATTGTTAATTGTTGGCAGTTTTTATGAAGATTAACGCAAATTATAATAATGCCAAGATTTATATTATTCGTTTTATTAATAATGATAATCATATTTATATTGGAAGCACCATAAATAGTTTGAATATGCGTTTTTCAGGTCATAAAGCTTGTTCTTTATCTAAAAATAAAACATCATTAGCTTCTTATGTGAATAAAAATTATAATAATAATTGGAATAATTGTTATATAGAATTATTATGTAATTATCCTTGTAATAATAAAAAAGAATTACAAAAAAAAGAATATCAAATTATAAATAAATATGCTAAAAAAAATAGTAAAATTGTTCTTAATATCAATGGAAATAAATATAAAAAATGAAATTTATTTTTTATTTGTTTTAATAATTAAAACAAAAAATGGTCGATTATAATAATTTATCAAAGCGAAAATTAATTGATAATATTATAACATTTTATTTAAAAAATGAACAAACTATTGATATTAATATTAATAAAATCTCTAAACAAAAATTAATTGATATCATTATTAATAATGATATACCAATTTATAATAATAATAAACTTATTGATGAAATAAAAGAAACTGAAAATTATACTAAAAATCTTGAAATCATTTATTATAATTTTATTAAATATCATAATATTAATTATGATATCATTTTTAATATTAAAAATAACAATAAATTAACTTCAAATGATTTAAGAAAAATTATTGAAGAACATAATTTAATTATAGATATCGATATTTTAAATGATGATACACCTACAAATAAGATTATAGTTAATTTATATAAAGTTGCTAAATTAAGCAAAAAGTTATTAATTGATAATATAACTATTTTCTATTTTAAAAATGGACATAACATTGATAATCTTAAAAAAATATCAAAAGAAAAATTAATTAATATTATGATAAATGATAATATCCCTATTATTAATAAAAAACAATTAAAAAATGAAAAAAAAGAAATAGATTATTATAAAACTAATCTTAATATTATTTATCATAATTTTATGAAATATCGTAATATTAGTTATGATATTATAGATGATATTAAAAATAATTCTAATTTAAAATCCATTGATTTAAAAAATATTATTCTTAAAAATAATCTAATTTGCGAAAATGAATATGAAATTCAAAAAACTAATAAATTAATTCTTGATTTATGTGATGCTTATACTAATTATTATAATGATGACGATAATGATGATGATACAAAAACAAAAAAATATTTACTTAAATATAAAACATTGCCCGATATTATCAATTGTCTTACTCAATTAATTAATAATAATTAACGAAAAATAAATAATAAATATTATTTAAATAGTAGTAAATATGAATAATTTCTTTTTACATTTAATTTTAATTGTAAGTATTTTTGTTTTATCAATTATTAATGCTATTTATCTTATTTATAATCAAAAATCTTTTATATTATTTAAACTTATTTCTATTATTTTAATAATATTAATTATTTATATTTCATCATTTAAAGAAGTATTTTTGCCTTTTTTGGGTAATGCTGTTTATCCAATCTCTTTAATTCCATCTGAAATACATCCTCCTAATATTAATTATTCTACTGAACGTTATTTCAATTATCCCGATGGTACTAAAATTATTTATTGGGCTGCCATTGGTTTAAATGATGATTCTATTTATAATAATCCAACTGATGCTTATGGTAATTATAAAAATAGCGGTGTTGCTATTGTTAATAATAATAAAGCTGTTTTACATATTAGTTGTCCTAATAAATATAAAATACCAAGTGGTAATATTCTCGAAAAACATATTCATTATCGAGTTGCTTATCCTGATAATCCTATTTTAAGTGATGTAAAAACTATTTATATAAATTGTAAATAAAGCTTTATTATTATTAAATAATTATTAATGGTTCAATTATTATCATTTGATATAGGTATTGTAAATATGGCATATTGTTACGCAACTATTGATAATCAAAAAAATCTTAATTTATGTAATCTAAATAAAATTGATTTAGGATTATGTAAGAAATCTAATATTCAAAAAATTATTGATACTACTATTGATTTTCTTGAACATACAATTAATGAACTTAATATTAATCAACAAGAAAAAATTATTATTCTTATCGAATGTCAAATGACTTCTATTATGCGATGTATTCAAACAGTTATTAATACTTATTTTAAATTAATTGCTAAATATGAAGCTTATGATATTGAAACTATTTATGTATCTCCTAAACATAAATTAAATATAATTAATAAATATGATAGTAAAATTGCTTCTTCCAGTTATAAACAAAATAAAATTGATTCCATTTTTTTTACTAAATATTTACTCGAAAATAATTATAAAAATGATAACTTTTTAAGTATATTTTCTAATATGAAAAAAAAAGATGATATTAGCGATGCCTTTTTAATGATTATATACTATTATGAAAATTATCTTATAAAAATATAGATATATAGTTCTTTATTAATGTCATCCACTGCTACTACTCCTACACCCACTGTTGCCCCACAAGAAAAGAAAAAAGAAGAAAAGAAAGAAGATGTTTCAAGTGTTGCTTATGGTTTTTTTATGTTTTTATTTATAATTATTTGGATTTGGTTTATTGCTGGTCTATTAGGATTTATATTCTCTATTGTCTGTTTTGGTTTTAATGGTTCTATTGGTGATAAGTTTTTAGGATTACTTATAGTTTTAGCCGTCGGTCCATTTTATTGGCTTTATTTTATTTATAATAATAATTATTGTACTACACGAACTCTTCAATAAACTTTATTGTTGATGTATTATAAATCTTTATTTTATTATCTACTATTATTTTTGTCAATGATAACCAAAAATTATCTTGTTTATATTTCTTATTATTCTTATTTATTGTATAACATTTTTCATATAACCATTTATAATACTCCATCGTTTGTTTCATATTTGTTTTATTATAATTTGGATTTAATCGCTCATTTTCTATTAATGTTGATAAATATTTCTTAAAAATGTTATTTTTAATTTTTTTTATTGGTATATAATCCCAATAATTACAAAAATATTTATAATTATAAATATTACATTTTATTAATTTTTCTGTATTATCTATATAAACATTATTGTCATCTATTATTATTATTTCAGGCTCTTTTACCTTTATTTTCTTTTTTATCCCTTCTATCGTTTTTTTATATACAGGTTTATTATTAACTAACTCTAATATACAATCATTTCTCGTAAATATTGGTCTATTGAACTTTATATCATAATTCTTTTCTATTATTCCTATCTCCTTTTCAGCCCATTTCTTTTCTGAAGCTGTATATATATAAAAAAAACATGATGAATATGTTTTTTTCATCGTTTCTATAAAATGAAAAAAATATGGTCTTATTAATTTTGATTTATCATTATAATATTCATCTAATATATCATTTATCTTTATTTTTATTTTTAATTTATTTAATATTAATGATATTTTATATATTTCACTTTGATATACACAATCTCCAATTATAGTCCCATCTAAATCTATTATAAAAACATAATTTATCATATATTTATTATCAATTATCTAATATATATTTTTTTATTAAATTATTATTATTAATATAAAAAAATGATTTTTTTATTGTTATAATTATTAACTATGTCTGTCGTCTGTAATCTCGACTGTATCTGTGTTGATAGCGATTGTAAGTTCTTTCATCCTATTTCTATCAAAGAACGCAAGGTTGTTAAGCGTTTATATGATAATATTACAAATCCTAATAAAAGTGAAGCAAATAGTGAATTAAGAAAGGCTAATTGTAAATTTGGTAAGTTGTGTCACAATTCATCATGTGGCTATCGTCATCGATTAAATTATACAGACAGGAAGAAATTAATCGATGACTTTAACCAATCTAAAATTGATGCTACCAAAACTGAAAAAGTCCCCACTGTTGTTATTGCTAAAATATTTACTATTAAAAATGAAAATGCTTTCATTGGTCTTAACATTGAGAATGATGTTGCTGAAACACCAATTGTAACTAAACAAACTCAATGCTGGGCTGATATGGCTGATGATGATGATTTTTATATGGACTTTAAATAAAAAGTGCTATTTTTTGGCATTTATTTTATCCATTTATTTATTAAATGGATACTTCTAAAATTAATATTAATGATATTAAAAATTATAATAATGATGATATAAAAAATTTAATAAAAGATTTTAATGATACATCCCTTGATAAAGATTTTACTGATTTTAATATATATTCAAATATAATTAAAATCAATAAAGAAGAAGAAGAATTAAATAATATACATGATATATTTTTTTATTATTCAAAAAATATTTTTAATAATAATTATGTAAAAATTGATATTAATAGTAATTTACAAACTACAATTAATAGTAATTTAAATACTAATATTACTATTAATGATAATAATAATAATAATGTATTTTATAATATTTTAAATATTATAACACAAAAAGAAAAAAAAGAAGAAGAAAAAAAAGAAGAAAAAAATTTTTTTAATATTTTATATATTTATTTAGTTAATAAATTAATTAATAATATTACTACTAATAAATATGAATATATTATTCAATTATATAAAAAAATAATTCAGTTAAATAATAATAAAAAAAAATTATTATATTATTATTTTGCTATTCTAAAATTTGATGATGATTATAAAAAAAGTTTATTAAGTTACAATAAAATACAAATAAAAAAAGATGATATTAAAAATTTTTTAAAGGAGGATATATTTAAACTTAATGATACTGTTATTATTGATCCAGCTGGTTTAGTTTATATGAAAGGTAATGGGGATAAACCACTACAAGGTGTTTCAAAACATGTTAAAGATTTTTTAATTAGTTTAAAATTAGAATATCCTTGTAAAAACGCAAAAAAACATTTTAAAGATATAGATAATCAAAATCAGATATATGAAGATAATGGTGATGATAAAAAAAATGGTGCTTTTTTATGTAATTATACTGATAAAATAAAAATAATTCATGCTGTTAGTTATAATTTTATAAATAGAACTGTTGATGATACTATAAAAACAAAATTAAAAATTATATATAATTCTATATTTAATTTAATAAAAAGTGATACATTAATAAAAAAAATTATTCTTACACCTTTATCTTCTGGTCAATTTGCTGGTAATTATAGAACTGAAATACTTAATTTCACATATAATATAATAATGGATGTAATTAAAGAAGTTTATGGAGTAAATGATATTATACCAACTATTATATTAATTGCTTTTAATGATATAGATTTAAACGCAATTAAAAAAAATAATTAATATTTATTTATTACTTAATTATAATATAAAAAAATGCCAAGCAGTGAATTAGAAAATAAAATAATTGAATTAGAAAAAAATTTAAATATTCATGATAAACCAACTAACTTAATAACTTTAGATTTAAATGATATTGAAACTTATATTGATAATTTATTAGAATATTATAAAATATATTATTATGAAAAAAATAACATACAAAAAGAAATAATTAATATTATTGAATTATATAAATTATCTATTACTGATGATATTGATAATACATATGCGAATGATATTGAGATGTTAATATTAAATCAACAAATATATATATCATTAATTAAAAATAATGATATATATATACAAAAAAATATAGAAGATTTAAAAAATAAAATGAAAAATCTAAATCAAATTAATAAAATTAAATATTTAAATCTTTTATGTACTTATAATAATATTTAATTTTATATATATAAAAATAAATATTTAAATCTATTATATTTCTATATAATAATAAATGAGCAACTATTTAACTGATAATAAAATTAATGATTATTATATAGATAAAATTAATGATGATGATGATTTAATTAATGATGATAAAAAAAAAGAATATAATAAATATATATTAATATCTATTGTAAATATTAGTATTTTAATTCATAAATATATTAAAAAAAATAGTGATAATAGTAGTAGTAGTGATAATGATGGTAAAAAAATTTTAGATTATATAAAAAAAATAGAAAAATTTATTAAAAATAAAAATATTTTTTTAATTAAAAGATTCATAAATGATTTTATAATAAGTTTTTTAATTAAAAATAACAAAATAACTGATTTTTTTTTAAAATTATGTGATATTAGTTATATACCAAAACAAAAAGAAATAATAGCAGAAGTAGTATTAAGAGAAGCAAGAGAAGAAGGAGCAGTAGTAGAAGAAGGAGCAGCAGCAGTAGAAGCAAGAGAAGAAGGAGTAGTAGAAGAAGGAGCAGTAGAAGAAGGAGCAAGAGAAGAAGGAGCAAGAGAAGA